ACCAGCAGCAGATATTTTAATATTGTAGAATGCACCAGCAACAGCGTTCTGTTGAACGTTCCATTGGTTTTGCAAAGCCGTATCAGCTGCAGCACCTGGATCAGCTGTGATGTAATCAACAGGAATGAATGCAGATGTAAGGAACTTAGTAGTAGCATCTGTAGATAAAGAGAACATATACTTCCAGATGTATCCGTCTACTGATGTATAATCAATTATGCCAGAAACCTGAACACCTGTTAAATCTGGGTTCTTAGTAGAGTTAGCTGGACCAGCCTTTATACACATATACACGTTATTGTTGTCTGTAATCACATAATATTCTTTAGATTCTAAAAGATGATCTTTTGAATCGTATTCTGAATAAGGCTTAGATATCCACTGATGACGTGGAGTGGCATATCTGATGTCAGTTGATAGAACCTTCTTCATAGCGGTCATACGTTGCCAAGCATCAGTCTTAGTATAAAACTCAGAGTCTAATGGGGTATCAGGCACAGTATCATCAGTCCAAGCTTCAGATCGACCGATAAAGAGATAATATTTTGAGGTATTCAAAAGATCGTTTGCGAACTCTTTAGTCGCGTTTAATCTAAATTGGTTGGTGATAATGGCAGTCATTTATCGATGCTCCTAGTTTGAAATTTCAATGACGGAATCCATGTTCACGTCTATGGTCTTATTTATAACGTCTTCGAAAGTATAATTAGCGAATTCGCCAACGCCTGATGTAAGACTGAATTTAATATTCTCGAACCATTCTTCTGGCCCAAGATTATTTGAGTGTACTTGAGGTTTAAACTCTTTAGTATAATACGATGCAAGAATAGAATTTCTAGTCTTAACGAACGTTGGTGTCATACCTACAACAGGTATGATGATTGGAATAGGTAAACCACCAGACTGATATCCATGTTGATTCTTTGGAGTAGATTGGCTTAACGCTTCTATGTATAATAAGATCTCACCAAAGAACTTAAAGCCTGCAGGATGTATCAATCTGTTGAAAGCGTTCTTCCACTTATCAGCATTCTGTCCAGTTCTCAATACATAAGAGAATTTCTGATAGAAGTATGAGTCTTGAATGAACTTCTTATATGATAAGAAACCATCATCTGTAGAGTATGAACCACTACATCTGATTGTTACTACATCACCTATTGATAAATCAGATGTAAATATTAATGAATAATCAAGAGTGTTAGTCGTAGAGTTAACAGCAGTAACAGGTGTATAATCTGTTCTATGCACGTTGTTAACAAATACTAATACATTATCAAATTTAAGCTTCTCGCCGCCATCATCATTTCCACTGATTGTTGCACCAGCAGAAGATAGTGTGTAAGTATATAGAGCAGCATAATTATCTGGATTAGCAATTGTATCTGCGCTCAAGTCGTTCCACTTACCATCAGAAGGCTTTAATATATCATCCTGAGGAAAGTAAAGTTCAACATTATCAGAGTACAATATGTTAAAGAAGTTATCAATTGATTGTGGTGTACCAGAACTTCTATACTGATTAGCTAAATCCTTATATAGAATATTAGGATCAGCAGCAAACTTACCAGGTACAGCAGTAGCAATCTCTTTATGAATCAGTGGTAAGAATTCTGGCTCAACATGATCTATGTCACGTTGAAGCTCAATCGTATTCTGATAGAAGCCTGCCTTATTTTCAAGTTCTAAAAAGTCAATATATGCCTTCATAAAATCCACTAAATCTGGATTCTCTGCTGCAATGTGATCCGGTATGATACCGGATATTATTGTCTTTAAACCTAATGTATCGCTAACATGAGCCATATTACTATCTCGGTGTGGTTGTGTAATTTACGCCAGCGCTTGTTCCGCCCGTGGACATAGTATCTACTTCGCCTTTGATAATCGATTCATTATATAGAATAGTTAACAGCTCATTCCGCTTTGGCGCCAAATCATTTGAGTTAGGTTCTACTGTAAGTTCAATATATGTACCAATAAATGCTGTTGGATTGAACGCATCTAATACAACCTTACCTGTAGTCTCATCAATGCTACCTACTTTGTTAGCAATGATTGCAGTAGAGTCAGAAGCCAGTACGATATTAATATAACGTACACCATCTTCCAATACATCAGAGAATATACATTGCTTACTCTTGTATGTAAACACTGTAGATTTTAAAACAGGGTCTGCAGAAGTAGACTTAAATATAGGAGAAGAGAATGTAACTGTATACTTTGCTTCTGTATTTAATGTAGGTACAAATCTCTTCTTCATGAATACTTTACAAGTAGAGTTTAATATAGCTACCGAAGCAGCGTCTATACTTTTAAGTAATTTAGAATGTCTGAACACACCATCAAATCTCTTTAGTTCGTCTGTATTATACTTCTTTATTTTTTCGCGCACTAAGTTCTCAAGCGAGTCTAATGACAAGTCTGATTGGTTAGGGTTATACTTAAAATACGTCTCAAGATAAACGTAAGTGTAAGTAGGATCAACCAACGTAGGTGTAATAGATACAACGTTCTTTGGCTTCAAGTACTTTGATATAATTGTAATCTTATCTGCAGCAGATACTGTTTCAGCATCCTTTGGCTTGATAGAGATATACACTTTACCGTAATCTGGTGGATCATTATCTTCACCACCCCACACTGATATAGCATCAATGTTGGCATATGAATTTACAATGATAGACTTATAGTCATCTGGTGTTACAGCTCTGTTCTGAGATACGAAACCAAGAGGAGCGTTGAAACGAATAGATTCGATATCTTCTTTCTCTGATCCACCAAGTGCCTTCTGATTCAATGTAATAGTCACATCTGAATTGCCTTGGATAGTATCATTCAAAGAGAATACATTAGCTCCGTTTGCAGCAGTAGTGTCGTTAGTAATGTAATTCAACTTAATGATATTACCATTAACCAACTTCTTACCTAGAATACCGTCACCGAATTCAATGTGGTAATAACCATCTCGTCCTTCAGATAGGAAGTATATTTCACTTAACGAGTTGATCTCTGAAACGTCTGTTGATCGTACGTAGTTTGAATACTCTGATGATGAAGCAGACGTCTGAATAGTAACCGTAAGAGATGATGTAACAGCAGTATCAAATGGAAGTCTAAACTTTTCACTTGTATCAACGTCATATACGTATGCAGTATCTCTGAATAGTCCCTGTAGAACCTTTACATTAGAGAATTTGTATACACCACCAACAGTAGGTTCAATAGACAATGTCTCATCAGTTACAAAGTAATAAGTCTTACCTTCAACAGATGTAGAAAATTGTGTGCCCTTATCCATAGTCATCGGAAGCAATGTACCATCACCACCATCAATACCTGTTGGACTATTAATAAGCACATCAATGTATGCAACAGCAGAGTATGCTGAACGAGGTGTGTATCCTAACAACTTAGCATGTGATACAACAGACTCTCTTAGCTGAGCAGAATCAATGAATGTTTCATTCAATGCCATATTAGCCGCTAGAGCGTTGTAGTGAGTTACATATGCTAACACATCGATAACTGTACCTAATGCAGAGCCCTCGAAGTTATAATCCTGAAACTTCTCTTGAGCAGACATATAGGTTTTAATGTCTTTTTTGATATCATCAAAATCTAAGTTACTTACTTTTAAATTATTATTACTCATCGTAGTCTCTCAACAATAAATTCTATTTCTGCTGCTTGGCCTTCTGGCGACTTTACTTGCAGTTGTATTTTTATGCTTAACGCATTTCTATATGATAAATCTTCTATAGTAACACCTAGTACTAACACACGAGGTTCATAGTTCTTTAGAGCACTTTTTATTTCTGACATCATAACGGCTTCTGTAATGCTATCGAAATGCTCAAATAAATAAGCCTTCACATTAGATCCAAACTGAGGAGCAAATGGCCGCTCACCTTTAGATGTCATAATGATATTAAAAACTGATTGACGAATAGCAGCCAAGTCTGTCTTGACGTTAACATCACCTGATCCTGGAACCATTCTGAATTTAAAGTCAAGATCAGAGTATACTGATGTACGTGATCTTAATGATGTGTTTGAAATAGTCATGTTCTATTTATACCTTTATGAAGGAGCGCCAGTTGAACCAGCACTTGATCCGCCTGTTATCGGATGAGTATGTGTAGATAAGGCAACACCCTTACCTGTAATTTCGTCTGTAGCATTAATGGTCTTAGTAACTGTAACAGCACCCTCGACAGCTAGATCACCTTTGATTGTAGTGAGAGGCGATTCAATAACAGCATTTCCAGTTACAACAATATTAAGAGTCCCTGTAATATGACACTCTTTCTTACCAGTAACCATTTCCCAATTATCTTTCTTGCTACGTGATACTATATCACCGTCAGCAAACATCTCAACGGATGTTCCAATCTTATGTACAATACGTATGCGTTCAGCACCTTCTGTATCATCAAACTCTACTATATGTCCTGCTTCTGTTTCCATTACTTTATTGAATGGATATACGGCTGCATAAGCTGATGCAGGAGCAGCATCAGAAGCTACTGTAACTGTATCAGTGCCACGAGCTAGTTTATTAACATCAGCTTCATCTACATATCTTGGAAACTTGCCTAATGGGTCTGAGAATCCTACAGTAGTTGATCTCTTCTGAGATGGCTTACCTTGTAGAGAACCAATGATGATTGGATCTTGTTTAAAGTCGTCCATGAATACAACAGCAACCCATGATCCTTCTACAAGTGCAGAAGTAGATCCTACACCTGATACAGAAGCACCAGTAGTTGGCATTAATACAGTAGCCCATGGTAATGCAGATGTCTTAATGTCAGTAAGAGAAGGTGAATGTACGCCAATCACTCGTACACGATATCGACCCATCATCTCTGGATCGTTTCTATCTTCAATTACACCAAATTCAATATTACTCATACAATACCTACATTGTTACGTACTAGATTGAGAGCCATAGTATATTCACCTAACTTTATATGATGTCTCAATGAGGAGACTAAGTATTTTCCAGAAGTCATTTCATCTTTAGGACTATCTTTGTCTGATAGTATTGGAGCAAATCTTGTGAAGTCTATTTCTACAATCTTACCAGCAGCAACACCTGCTACAGAATCCATGTGCATGTATATTTCAATAGTATCAATACGATTAAGCTTTGAACCGACTGTTGCCTTTGCATAACTATCGTTACCATATAGATTATTCAGACTATCAAATGATTTAGTATTAACATAATTTGTACTAACGTTAGCAGTAGTATATTTAGTGAGAAGCTTATCGTTAATTTTAAAATTACGATGCATGTAATCTGTACCAGCAACTACATCATGATCAAGGTAATTAAATGTATCACGCTTAATGCTCTTAGTTGCAATGTCGATAGTGTCAATTGAAGAAGCAAACGTACCATCATCTATCTGTTCAAATACATTATATGCAGAAGGCATTTCTATATGATATGCTTCTCCAACATGCTTCAACATATCACGAGAAGATTCACCATCAATCTCAACGTTGTTATTAATTATATTAGATATCTTATGCGATGTCTCTTGATTCTGCATAGCGTACAAAGAAGTCAATTGTACAGCATCGTCAAATACTGTATCGAATATAAACAAAGGTGACTTGTTCGAATCATATGACTCTTGCTGTATCATATTAATAGCAGCAAATGGCTTTGTGAATGGCATGATCACATTCATTGAATTACCGCCAGATACTTTAACATCTAACTTTTCAAAGTTGTCGCTGTATATTATATCTATGATATCAATACCTAAACCAGACAATGACTTAGAGAATGTTGACACAGCATTAACAAGGCTAGATTCAGATGTGAACGTAATAACGTAAGCACCAGTAGCATCGTTGTATGATGCTAAGTCTTCTATACCAGATACTACAAAATTAAGATCGAAGTCTACTTCATTTCTGATAAACTGGATGTTAATCTTCTCTTGACCTACAATAGGAAGGTCTGAGAATACAGCAGAGTTATCAGCAATAACTAACTGTCCATGCATGCTAATAGAATATATCGATTCAAAAATAGATGTCTCAATAACTAATGGAGAGATGTCTACAGTAGTTCCATTAAGAGACGTTAATAATACCTTATAGCCACTGATTTGTTTTGGCGCGATGTCTTCAATATTAGCCATATTACTTAGATCTCATCTCTCTGTTGAACTCACGTACAACCTCTGGAATGAATTCTTTCTTAATTATACGAATCTTACTACGCTCTAGATTCTTCTCTGAGGCAGCTTCATAACGAGTTGATGGAGATGTGCCAGCTAGTCGTCTTGGCACTATAGCGCCTGTAGAATCGTCTGTGTAGTGTGTTGGACCGTATGCACTCTCAACTATAGCATCACATGCTACTGCGTCTTCAGACGTTACACCACGTACAGCTTCACCATCTATTTTGAATGTGCCAGACGTTACTTTAATAGTAATATGTCCATCCGTTACATTCTTAGTTTCGATTATGCCTTGAGCTCCAGATAACTGACCGATAACAACTTCACCGATAGTGAACTTACTAACAAGACTGTTATTGAAATCTACTATTCCTGTGAACGTAGGATACTTAGCCTTAACTAATTCTAAAATATCTGATGAG